AGACACACCATAACCGAACGTCGGACTCCCCGTTAGAGAACCCTTGAAGAGTTTAAGAAACTCAGTTGACTTACTTACAGTCTTGCTCGTACCGCATTATAGTACCAAGCTCGTATCGCTTCGTAATACCAAAGCTCGTATCGCTTCGTAATACCAAGCCTATCATTCAGCAATCGCCCAGAGCATACTGAATTGATTAATTATAATAACAATTATACGGACTCCCCGTTAGAGATCCCACGAAGAGTTTCAGAAACTCAGTTGACTTACTCACAGTCGTGCTCGTACCGCATTATAGTACTAAAGCTCGTATCGCTTCGTAGTACCAAAGCTCGTATCGCTTCATAGTACCAAAGCTCGTATCGCTTCGTAGTACCAAAGCTCGTATCGCTTCGCAGTACCAAAATTAATCATTCAACAATTGCCCATAGCATATTGAATTGATTATTCATACAAATTTCCTAGTATATTTGTAAAGAGTTTTGAAAACTCAGTTGACTTACTTACAGTCAAAATCCAAACAAAATGGGAGTTCTTAAAGATCCAACTCTTTGGGAATATTTCCCTATCAATAAGAAGGTCAAACCTTCTTTTGATACAAAATGTTCACTTCCTGAACAAACGCACAAACTGTGTGTACCTCTAGATGAGGCTACTGACAAGCTAATTACAACTCTGCTTGATAAGATGTTCCATCTAAAATTTGACAAATTTTTGTCATTGTTTGATATTATTTCAGACTTCCAAGAGCTTCTGCTCTCGATCCCAGTTCATAAAAGAAAACCTCTTTTATTTACTTTGCTTAATCTGACAACCAAGATTGAGTATTTGGATCAAATCCTTTTGTATGTAAAATATCTTGTGGATAGTGTTACTGTTGTTGACTACATAAAGCTCAATAACAATGCACGTACTCTGCGAAATATTTTGCGTGGAAATGGAAAGGTTGTACAAGATTTCCTCGACCATGTTAACGATTATAGACCTCCAGTTAATGTGGAAGAGGGAGAAGAACAGGGAATATACGATTACATCCCTGGTAGAGGCACCGTTGAAAATCTCAATAAATGTTTTACATCTATTGAGGAGACTGCTGCAGATGTAAAAACTGCTATAAATGAAACAACTTCAGTCTTACGTTCAATGGCTCCTGAAATTGAAGGTGCTGCCACGTCAGTATCTTCTATGCAAGAATTTGTACCCCATTTGATTGAAACCTTAAATTCTATTACAAAATTTACTAACGCTGGACATGAAACTCTCGGAAAACTTGAGAAGCATGCTGATAAAATAGTTACTGTTGAAACTTTTTCAGCAAGAATAAAACATAGTTGGCCTGCCATTCTTGCCTGTGCTACAGGAATCTCAACATCTGAATCAATGGCTGGCCTAATAACTCACGTAATTCCATTGCTCTCTATTCTCGGATTGGATACAGGACTAATTAATTATATCTCCGATTTCTTTTCTAAGAAGCCTCAAGAACAAAGTAATTTTACAAATACTAAGAAACTTATGGTTTTCCTTGCTTCTTTTCTTGGCAAATATTCTCCGGTTCCATTTATTGCAAAATTTACTACTAATTTGAATAATACTACAAAAGAAATGGAATCTCTCGATAAACTTGCTGATATTCTTGGTGACGTCCTGTCTGAATTTGGTTTTGATATTACTTCTAAGGCTAAAGCTATCACAGAACTTCGTAATGGAATGATTGAAATTATTGAGAAAACACCAAAGTTCGAAGCTTTGGTAGCTACTAAAAGTGTAGCTTTTGTTCGTGATGAGAATTTTAAAGATTTTATGAAATGTTATAATAAGATTCAGGAAATTAAGAAACAAGTAGATACTGGAGTTTATATGTCCATTAGAAATACTAATTTTTGTGCTGATTTGATGCAATTTAATACTCGTTATATTCGAATGAAAGCTGCTATTGATTATGTGCGTGCAACAAATGGACGTCGACAAGAACCTGTCGCTTTTCTTTTTCATGGACTTCCAAAATTAGGAAAAAGTCAACTTATGTGCCAAATTAAATCTCGAATAGGTAAAATTTACAAGAGTGAATATAGTAATAAGGATGATTATCTTTTTATGGATGACTTTGATGATTGGACCACATGGCAACAAAATACTACTGATGACTACCATCAGGGATATAATGGTCAAGAAATTCATGCTGTTGATGATTTGTTTAGTAGAGTAGATCACTTAGATCATAAGGATATGTTAAATTTTATATCTTGTGTTGTTTTTCCTACCCGTCAAGCTGAATTGAGTGAAAAAGGCAAACCGTATGTTTCTAAATTACTTCTAGCTTCTTCAAATATTTGGCCAACTTCCAGTACTACAATTAATTGTATTGATGCTTTACATCGTCGTTTTACTGTTATTCGCTTTACTAAAATTGCTGGTCAGAGTGTTCCTAAAGATGGTTTTGATAATGATTTTAAATGGTTAGATCTTGCAGAAACAGCAGGAGAAGTATACTCCTATAGAAAGAATACATCTACTAAGAAAGTTACGATTGATGATATCTGTAGACATATTATTGAAGCAATGAAGATCAAACATGATATGTTTCAAGCCGGTCTTGCAGCCGCTCAAGGAGATGATGAATATGGTCATTACATAGACATCATTCCCGGAGATGTTCCTGATACTTTAACAAAAGTATATCTTGAACAGGATTGGACCTCTTCTTGTGCAAAATATCGTCAAGATCGTAGTATTTATAGATTTATGCGTAAACTTAAAGTTAGAAATCCGTGTGAACCTGGTGATGAAGGATTATATTCCATTGCTGATCTTGCTGCTTATAATAATCTTTATAATGATTCTAGAACTATTTTGTATTGTTTGACTCAATCTGATTTTAATGATTCTGGCTTTGCTCTTATTGTTGAAGATGTAGATGGATCTTATCTTTTCCTTAATACCCTTACCGGAACCCTTCATCGTACCTATGAAAATTTTTCTATGCATTATATTGACCCCGATGTTGAACATGTCGATGATTTTGATGATTATTGTTTTACTGATAAAATGCATCTCTACTTCCTTACCCTTTACCATAAGATTTATGATTCTTTCAGACCCTTTATTAAAATGGTTTCCTTTATGGGTTGTATGGTTGCAGCGTGTGTAGCTCCTATTTCTTCTATAGTTATGAGTTTTATATCTATTCTTATGACTTATCTTAAGGTTAATGATGAAATATCAGATTTTTCTTATATGGTTTTCGAAACAATTAATGATTTATATAATATTTCTTATGCTATTCCTGTAATTTTAGGTATTGGAGCTTTTATTATTTATAAGTGTAAAACTTTTGTAATGACAGAAGCATGTACTAATTGTGCTTGTTCAGTAGAGAATTTCCAAGAAATTCAACAAAAATTTCATGAACAACATTGTTATTTTATGGTTCCTGGTGATCATATGGATGTATGTATCGAATTCCCGAAATTTGGTTCTTATTGTTTGAAAGATTACTGTGTAGCATGTAGTAAAGATGCTTGTGATGGTCAATGTTCCCATGCTCTCCCCGTAGAAGCAGTTGATCCCAGAAAATTAAAATATTATAAAAATTGGTTTGATTTACATGTCTGTACAGAATCAGAAATTACCCCAGATGTTGATGTCTTAAGTACTGCTGGAACAATCCTGACTTATCGTGAAGAAGAATCTCCAAAAGCTGAACGAATGGCAATACATAAAAGAACTCTTCGAGAAGAAGAATCTCCTAAAGCTGAACGAATGCCTAAAACTAAACGCTCTCTAAAACAAGAAGAGTCTCCAGAAGAGAATGTTAATAGACGACAATATCCTAATAACTGGCGTGTACCTCGTAGAGAAGAAGAAAGTTCAAGTAAATCTGCTAATAAACAGCAGAGTACTAATAACTGGCGTAAATCTAGTATGAATGAAGAGCCCTATTATCAAGAAGAATCACCAAAAGCTGAACGAATTGCAAAGGTTAAGAGAACTTTAAACCAAGAAGGAAACATTGATTTACCTACTCCTGTTTTTATACCTCCCACAAAACTTCAAATTGCTGATTGGCTTGCTACTCCTCAAGAATTGTCTGAAGAATATGATTTTGGTGGACATAATCCTGGTTCAGAACATAAAGAAAAGATCAAAATTTCAAAAATTGTAGCCGGAGTTGAACAACATGCTTTAGATTGCGGTTCACGTGATCTTTTCTCAGCAGTAGTTAAAAATACTTTAAAATGTAAAAGAACAATTGGAACAAAATGTTATACCCTCCACGGACATCCCTTTGGAAAATATATAGCTACTCCAGCTCATCTTCATACTTCTGCTGATCCTAGTGCTACTTATTCGTTTGTAATTGTAATTAATGGAAAAATTGTAGATATTCCTATGACCCTAGTTGGTAAGAAAGATAATCGTGACGTAGCTGTATGGGAATTTGTAGATAAACATGTAACTTTTAATCAAC